ATTATGTCATATCTAGACCATGCAGTAATAAATATTGCTAGCGGCAAATATATAGGGTCTTTTATAGTTACATCCTCAACTTCAATAACTTCTCCGTCATCTTTAAATTCTGGATGTGTTGGAGTTCGGAATTTTAGCACATCATTAAGCAAATAAGGTTCTTTTTCTTTTACTTCTGGATTTGTTCCGAATTTCCCGTATAATGCGTTCATTCGCAGTTTTGCCATAAGCCTTTTCACTCCATCACTTGTTTCCTTTGTTTTCATCAGAGAATTTATATAATCGTTAAAAAATTTTCCTTTTGCTGTTTTAAAATAAAAACCATCCAAGTACTCAATATCATATACGTTGTAATGTTTAAAGAATATTTCTAGGTCTGGCGATGGTAGCCATAATTCAACTTGCTCGTCTATATAATCATCTATTCTACTGTGCTCTAGGTATTCCGTATCACAGTAACGTACAGTTTTCTTTATCTGTATTGTTGGTATATATCTATCTTTTACATCAAATCGACATAAGAAATGTTGGATATAACATTTACTATCACCAGTATATTCTCCCTCAAAATAATTGGGAAGACCGTACGGCATTTCCCTTGTGCACATCATAGACGGGTGCATACTATTTTTATCTATATTACAGCATATGCCAATTTGTCCATTTTCTGAAATTTTGGCATATTTTTTGTTAACATATACAAAACCTCCAGCATATGACTTCCGCAACATTTTATCTGTTTCATGGTCTAAAACTGGGAAAGTATTTTGTAAATTGTTTTTCTCCGCCTATATTTTCTTTAAAGTTTGCCAATGTATCACTTCCTGTTGTCATCTTTTTAAATCCCTCTTCAAATAACATTTTTAATGCCCTAGCAAGTATAACAACATCATGCCGTAAATATTCTTTGTCTGTTGCGCTTAATACACCATTTTCTTTTCGATAATCATTATAATCTATTTCCAACTTTTGCATGTCTGAATCAAATCCAAAATTTTTGGCAATAGCGGAAATGCTATATGGCATTTTTTTCAAACTATCTTGTATAATTGTTTCATGTTTATTTCTACCTTTGACATCCCACACAATGCTTATTTGATACCAAACTCCTTGCTTATTTATCATTGTATCGAATGTTTTAGGCTCTTTTTCTTTAGACCATTTATAACCGTTTTTAAGTAGCCACCACACAATAAACGAACCGTCAAACTTTAAGTGGTGAAAAAATAACACAGGTTTATGAAGTGTTTTAACATATTCCATAAATGAATCAATAGAGGTACCGCTTACCATGTCATAATTATCATTGTCATATACTTTACAGCACCCCCACGCCCATACATACGTTCTCATTCCTGCTTCTATTTGTTCTTTCGTTAAAACCAATGTTTCGAAATCACATGCGTATGAATTTTTAATATTTGTTTTCATTTCTTACCTCTGTTTCCTGTATTTTTTATTGTAAAAATCTGTTACAGTATCCTTAAATAGATTGAAATTATCTTCTGATTCTGGGTTTCCATAAACAAAATCTATGTTTAATACCTCTGTTGTATACGCAAATTCAGATAATTCTTTTGCGCTCATTCTTTTTATCTTTTTTATTATTTCTTTTATTTCTTTTTCGTCACCAACATTCCCAAACTTTGTTTCTATTGATTTAATCAAATTAGTTTTATATAACGCGTTCATTTTTTCAGCATATTTTTTAGTTTTCATGCGTTGCCAAGCTTTCACTTTACGTTCTAACATGCTGTTAGATTGTAATGTTTCTGGGTCAAATCTAACACTATTTAATTCTGGAAAAGCTGTTTCACCGAGATATTTTGTTGCCCTCTGTCCATGATATTGACCTACTGTTTCTTTAACTGCTTGGCTACCTTCCTCACGTATAAAAGTTTTACTCAATATTTGTGAACGTTTTTCGGCTCTTTGCTCATTTATTTGTTCCGCCAGTTTTTCAGCTCTTTTTATAAGCTTTCTGTTAAGCCAAGCGCCTTGTTTATTTCTGTAATACCCTTTTTTCTTTTTCATAAAATAAAAAGAGTGTTTTCACACCCTTTAACTCTAGAACGGCAATTCACTTTCTGGCGGATAGAATGTGATATCGGTGAAAGTATTCCCATTTGAAGTTTTTTTCTTTTTCATTAACATTGGCACTCCCTCTCTTTGTAAATCTGTTACCAAGTCTTCTTCTTCTACTTTAGAAATAAAGTCTTTCATTTTAGTGCCTCCGTTATAGTAATGTTCATTATCTTCTTTAATAATAAAGGCAATGAAATTTTCATATGTGTTGCCTTTCTTTTTGCTCCTGTGTTCGTAGTCGCATAAAGTGACAACTTTTCCAAGGATAGAATCAATTTTTTCTCCTGTTCTGCCGATAAAACTTTCTTTTGTTCCGTTCTGTTCCTTTGCTAATTCCTTTAATGTTTTCATTTTCTAATTTCTCCTTTACTAGTCTAATTCTAATTCGTACTGTTCATCATCCAATACAATAGTGGCATTTGCAATAAAAGTTTCGTCGCTCATTTCATAAGTGTTTATTTCTTCTTTAACACTTCCACTTACTACTTTAGCTTTGCATACTTCTTCAATGTCAGCAATCGCTTTTTTAACAATTTTTCTTTCGCTGAATTTTCCTACGAAATCAACTTCTTTTAAAATTGAATTTCCGTCATTTAGAAGTACATTAACTGAAGCTGTGCCAGTGATAATGCTCTTTTTCATTTTATCTCTCCTTTCCTTAACTACATCTTAATTATATCAGAAGATTTATTTAATGTCAATACTTTTAAAGTAATTTGTTTAAATCTTTTGCGCTAAAATATGCTTCCGTATCATCATAATATACGCATGCATTTTGAAACATTGTACGTAGTAATCTCATATGATGATTGTTTTTGAAAAATTGAAGCATTACTACATTTGGTTGCATATCATCTGTAGTAAGTGCATATGTTATACTGTCATTTTTACCTACTTTGGTACTTATATATAACTTACTGTCTTTATAGTCCATCCACAAACCTAAGTGCTTTCCGTAAATATCAACGCTTGCAATGTGTATCGCTTCTGGCGTTTTATTTTTGATAAATGGAGAATCATCGTTTATAAATTCGTTATCTATCAGATAACCTCCTATTTTAGATTTTCTTTGTAGCATTCCTAACTTTGTTTGTGATTTAAAGTTTATATATTCCTGGTCGGCAAAATGATGAAAAAGCAATAGTCCATCTTTGTCCTTTACAATGTCTTTATTATCTATTCTTTTTGTATATCCCCAGTAAACACAATGTGGGTTATTCATGGTAACCGAGTTAGCTAAGCACAGGCACTGACATTTTTCTCGACTTCGGAAAACCGTTTCCATAAATCCAATAAGCGCGTCAACTTCGTTTGGGAGATAAAACAATTTTGACGATTTTTCAATAATAAATTCGTCAAATATAATGAGATTTACTTTATCATAATTTGTTGACTTTTTTGTTACAGCATTAGACAGGGCAACAGCTTTGCAAAATATATTTTTCTTTTTATATAAGTTTTTAGAATCTTCATTTTCATCGCGTGTACTTTTCATAATGTAAGCAGTTCTTCCTTTTACTCCTATAATGTGGTGAGGAAATTCTTTAGAAATCTCGTCAAATTGCGTGGAAAAATCCTCTAATTCACTCTTATACCTACGTAAATATATACATTGATAATCTTTATATATTTTATTTTTTATGCCTTTTACTAAACTACCGTATGTTTTGCCACCGCCACGGTTGCCTAGAACATAATTACCGTGTGACAGCGTTAAGTTTGGGTTATACCACAAGTTTAATCAACTTTCCAGTAAACCGTTTTTCCATCTGTAGTTCCGTAAGCGACATAATGTTTTTTATTTGTTTTACTACTTACATACTCTAACCAATACCATCCATCAGCTTTTACAACGTTTTGATAGTTTAATTTCATTCCTGTATTGTACCAATCCCCCGTTAATGCGGAATTATCAAGACTAGGTTTGTTACGCACACGAATGTAATCATACTTTGCGGAAGCTTTACCTTTTGATTTAATAGGTAAATCTGGGGATTTATTATCCCACACTTTAGGACGCAAGCACCCTGCAATATCGCTAACATACATAAGACCCTTGTTAACGCTTGCACTGCCATACTGATTTTGCGCTTGTAAAGTAAACGTGCTACCTTTGTTTAGCCATCCTGCAAATACTCCAATATGGGAAAGAGGTGTAAGACTTCCTCCGTTTTTAAATACAACTACATCACCATTTTGTAAACTAGATACGGGTACCTCTTTAAACTTATCAAGAACACCGTTATTTTTACGGTTATTCCAAATATCAATAACGTATCCTGTTGAGGTACAGTTAATTATTTTACTACCGATTACAGTACATAGATATGCAAAGTAATCCCAACACTGAGCGCCATAATAGCCGTCAATATCATAATACTTTCCATACGTATTTTTTAAGAAATCATTTGCTTTCATTTTTGTTCCTCGCTTTCTTCGTTTCCTTTTAATTGTTCTAAGCAATCAATAAGTTTTTGCGGCACAGGCAGTCCCATCTTAGCAGAATTTTCAACGATTGAAAGGCTTTCATTCGCAATATAAAACATTGTTACAAGTGTTCTGCAAATATAACCATCTGTTCCCATGGCTTTATCAACTTGTGCACCTACTGCCACAAGCGCTAGTATCATTACCTTTTTAGCGATACCTTTAAATCCTATTTTACTATCGAGATTAACCCTATTTGCAATAACTCCAGTACTATAGTCAATAATCATAATAATAATAAGGCACTTAAAAGCCACATCTATACCCCCAAAAACATATACAAAGAATGTACTTATTCCTGCCCACAAAATGTTAGCTATATCTTTATAGTTAATATTCATATTTTTTAACCTCTTATTCATTTACTGTTCCGTCAAGTCCACCTTTACTCAAAGTTGACTTATATGTATAAGCTATTCTTTTTACACTTCCTAGTGAAACACTTGATTCGTTATATATACAATTATATACCGTTCCTTTTGTGTCAGTTCCGAAACTGAACTTTGCCCCTCTACTAAGTGAAGCAACATTTCTAGCTGTAATATTGCATGAATTGTGAAGCTCAACATTCGAATTACCTACTGCTCTTATCCATCCGTTTCCATTTTGACCGCCAGTCATAGTAGCAGTACAACCGCTAAAGTCAACGTTACTTGCATCGATTGTAATTTGATAATCCCCTGTAAAGTTAAACTCACAATTTTCAAATTGCACGTTTGCACAGTTCTCCACGGTAACTTTACCGTTAAATCTAACATTAGTAATTTTTAAATAGTGCGCTCTATTTTTAATGTGAATTTCTTCACTCGCTACCGCTGTCGATGTTGACACCCCTTGAATATGAACAGGCTGGAATGATGAGGCATAACTAATAGCAAACTGAATAAACCTAAATGGTGAATCACTTGTTCCTCTCCCCCAGTTAGCGTTAGTACTATTTACTCTTATACGTTGCTCACCTATCACTCCGTTAAATTCTAATTCACTACTTTTATCACTTAACCCACTATCATATGGATTTATTTCCCACAATGACCATGAATTATAATCAGTAAAAACGGAATTATTACCATATTCTAGCATTTTTATTGTATCTCCAGTAACATTAAGACCCTCAAATTCTTTAGCTTCGTAAGTAGGGTTGCACAAATATTGATACAATAAGCCACCGTATACTTTATCAACTCGAATCGCATTCCGCACAAAGTCATACCCACTTGAAGTATTATCACTCCATAAAGTAAATATATTACCTTTAAAGTATGCTAAACCGTTAAGACCACCCAATTTTCTCGCTTGGATTACAGGTCTTGAAATAGAAACAGAATATACAGAAGTAAAGGAAACATCTAAACCGCTTCCAGAACATTGGCAAACATGAATTTTATTATCTTCTGTTTGTACGATAATATGTGGAGAATCACCAATTTTATTGGCAATGTTTATTTGTGATGTCACCCCATTTACAGGCACTGTATTATTGATACCTGTTGAAGCGTCATACATAATTAAATTGTTAGCATTGATTGGGCATATCATATACACCTGTTTTTTACCGTTTGCGGTTAAAGCTGGCATATAGGTTAATGAATTTCCGTGCCCCCATGGTTTTTCTTCTGTGGATTGCAATACTAACAAATTATTATACCGGTTTAAAACTGTCTTACTTGTACTAGCATTTCTATTAACAGCCAAGACATTAGACGTATAATCATCCTCATCATTTAGATAACACCATCCTTGAAAACTATTGCCGTCACTTGGCTTTTCAATTTGTTTTAATAATTTAAAACTTGGATAAACGGTTGGTATTTCTTTTACAGCTAATATCTTACTATTAGGATTTTCTTCGATTGTTTGGCAATCACAAATAACACGATTTGAACAAATAAATAATGATGTTAAATTGTATGTTCCTTTCGGAATATATACATAGTCATAAGTGCTTAAAATCGTACTAATTCTATTAAATACAGATTGAGAAGAAGCTCTTCCTGTAGGGTCTGCGCCTCCATCAGTAACAACGTTCCAAATCCTAGCGCTTGCTTTATTTGGGAGATTATTGTTAATGATGTTCTGTACCTGCTGTCTTGCTGTTTTATCCTTAATAGAGTATGTTCCATCTTCAAATTCTAGATTAGCTACCTCTGGCATATTACTCTACCTCCTTATAACGTTTGAAAACAAAGCTTAACGTTTCCGTTTCAGCGTTATAGTTAACACCTATTTTAATTAACCCTTGTTCAAGCCACTGCTGTAGTAAGCTACCAGCATATTCCCATAAATTATCATTTATCCACGCTACCAACTTTTCAAACTGTTCTTGCGTTAAGTTAAGCATATCAATAACGTTTGCAATCTGATAGCACAAAGCGTGCAATAATTCTTTATCGCTATATGCCTTTATAAACTCCATATCATAACGAGTTATTGTATTAACCGCGCAATTAAGATTATTTGTTACTGGTCTAATGTTTGGGTCAAACGGGAATGTAGGTCTAAAATCTGCCATATCTCATGTTCCATCCTTTCATATAATACATAAGTTTCATTTTTTTCTTTTTTGTTGGTGTTGGTGTCGGCGGTGTAACACCTCCATCATACTTTTTAAATATAAGCTCCATAGTGTTAACTACAGTAGTATCATTTATATACCATATGTCAACTGGTTCTGCACTGTCTTGCAAAGCATAACATGGATTTCCCATTGCGCAAGTAATACCATAGGATACAAGACCCTTATTCTGACCTTTCGCTTGGTCTAGGTGACAA